GAAAAAGGACCGATCGAGGTCATACCAGAAGAAGATGGTGGCGTAACATTAGACTATGAACCAGGTGCGATCAACGTGCCAGGAACAGAAAATCATTTTGACAATCTAGCAGAACTTTTACCAGATGATGTTTTAGAACCGATAGGTTCTGAGATGACACAGAATTACATGGACTACAAGGCGTCCAGAAAAGAATGGGAGCAATCCTACATCACAGGGTTAGATCTTCTTGGTTTTAAATATGAGAATAGAACAGAACCGTTTCAGGGAGCTAGTGGTGCAACACACCCGGTATTAGCCGAAGCAGTGACACAGTTTCAGGCGCAGGCATATAAAGAATTATTACCAGCAGACGGACCGGTAAGAACACAGGTCATAGGTGTAAAGAATCCACAGACAGAGCAACAGGCGACACGTGTAAAAGATTTTATGAATTATCTTATTATGGATCAGATGAAAGAGTACGAGGCAGAGTTTGACTCGATGCTATTTCATCTACCACTTGCAGGTTCGACATTTAAAAAAGTTTATTACGATGTGCCGATGGGAAGAGCGGTATCTAAATTTGTGCCAGCAGATGAATTGGTTGTGCCATACACCGCAACAAGTATTGAAGATGCGGAGTCTGTAATACACACGATTAAAATATCAGAGAACGAATTAAGAAAACAACAGGTCAATGGTTTCTACAGAGATGTGGAATTAGGACCGCCAGGTCATGTCGAAAAGAATGATCTTGATAAAAAAGAAAAAGAATTAGACGGAACAAAGAAGACAGGTAAACAGGAACCTGTATACACACTGTTGGAGTGTCACGTGAATTTAGACCTAGAAGGATTTGAGGAGATAGGTGCTGATGGTGAACCGACAGGAATAAAATTGCCCTACATTGTAACTGTAGAAGAAGGCAGCCGAGTAGTGCTCTCCATACGGAGAAACTATGCGC